GTAGGATATAGTCAGGACCCATCTCGGCCGCAGGGGTGGCTGATTTCCCTACGGCGCGGGAGTAGGTGCGGCGTATTGGCTTCCCGCCTCGAGTGCCGCCGCGAGGTCCATAATCCGCATTCGAGCCCGGATGGAGATTAAGTCCCGCGTGATAACATTTAAGGCGGTGTTAACGTCGACGCGCTCAACCGGCGAAAAGGGAAGAAACACGTGAGTTAGAGAGTAATTAGGTGTAAGCGAGACGAGTTCATCAGGAAAGCTGAGCTCATCCGCCGTATAGAGCGTGTAGTATAGATGAGTTCGACGAACCATAGTCAACCGAACCCTCGCAAGTGGCCCGCTTGAAGACGCACGCACGTACTCATATGGCGTGTCTAGCAGCACATCTGAGGGGGGCAAGCCATGGAATATCCGAAGCACCAGGGGCCGAAGGACGTTCCCTACTTGCACATACAGGTCATCATCTAACAGCTCCCGTAGCACGATCCTGAGTCTTCCCTCTCCAGCGAACTGGTGCAGATTCGCCCGATCCATAAGGACAAACCTGTCGTTATCGGGGCGATGATCCAGGTGGTTGGTGTAAAAGCGCGCTTCTCGACGGAACTCCTCGACGTCCTCTAGAGGGTACTCCGGCAGCCGCTCCCGAAAGAGAAACACATCCCGAGAAAAGCCGATAACCGAGGGATCCTCGATCTGCCCCCATGCCACACGCTCGCAAAGGAGGGGAATCGATTCCTGCATCACGGGCGAACGGATCCAGGGTATGACGTCACGGCCGGTAACGAAAGACAACTGCCCCGTCAATTCAATGATCGACCGAACAGGCGCGGGAATCAGCCGATAAACCGATCGCCACACATCCAACGGCCGCGCTGTTGGGAAGCTCTCAGCGTTGCCGTCGACAAAAGCCTGCAATCTAGAGGCCGCGAACTTCGCAACGGAAAGATACGATGCATAAACGGATTCCAGCACTGGCTGCGTAACGAGCCTGTCCGAGCGAGCAACAGGGAGAAAACGAAGCCGGAACGCATGAATGATGGCGTGATAGCTGACGTCTAGTATCACGGGCCCGTCCGCCCCACGCGCGTCTTGTGGCACGCCTGCAGCCAATGCGGCAAACCTATCATCCGGGAGGGTAAACGCACTGATCAGATCCCGGTTTATGATCTGGCTAATGTATGCAAGCCTCACGACGTGATGTTGGCGCATCGCTTCAAGGTAATTCCTTTCGTGGACGTGGCCAGAAATTGCCAGGGCCTCACATATCACATCATGCAGAGGGTATCGATAATCGTCACCAGAGAAACGTTCATCTAGAATTTCCTCTGGACGATAGCCCAGATATTGCACAAACCTCCCTACATGGGGATAGGGCGTCTCTTGCTGCCCAACGGTGTCCGCATTCCATGAGTTGAAGCCGTTTCCCCTCGCGGGGGCCGCCGCCAGCACGTTGCAATCAAAATGTCTCTGGCCCTGCACTATTGTAAAGTCAAGTGGTCGCCCTGATGGTCCGCGTCGGATAGTCCGTCGGTCGTCAGTGGCAAGCTGGAGGAAAGAGGCACATGCCTGGTCAAGCATCCGAGCTGCATGAGGTGTTATATTATATAAGTGCGGGCCATATGAGAACAACAACTTCCCCAAAATCCCGGCGACCGCGCGGACAATTTCATCTATCTGGTGTCCCGGTTCTGGCCGTACATCAATTAAGATCTGGTTGGGAAATTGCAGAGCGAGGTAGATCTTTCGGACATCGTTCATTTGCGCCTCCGTCGGAACAGTGTTCAGAATCTGACCGAATGGGGTTGTTGTCGTCACACGCGACGCGATCGTGACCGCGCTGATCCGTGGGTTGGGAAGGATGTATGCTCCGCGGGGCACGCCGAGAGCCGCGTTGATGATCAAGTTTGGCACGCCGCTTCGTGGCACCTCCCAAATTAGCGCAGGGTTTGCAGGGATATTAAAGCTTTGCACGTAGATCGTGTCTGGCGCAAAGATATCTGTAAGCAACTCAGGTGAGAAATCAACACGTTTAAAGGTGCCGTACGCCTGTAACCATTCCAGCGACCTACGGAATTCAACGCGTTGATTTTGTAAAACATGCGCGGTCAACGCCTGATGGACCTGAAACACCGCCCCAGGCACGGCGGCGGGATAAACATCTACCAACGTGCGCTGGAAATCTTGATTTTGAACCACGAGCTGATCCAAACGCTGGCAGAGGATGTGTCGATCGCGCGGCTCACACATGCCCAACAACGCCTCTATCTCCATCCCAAGTGCGTCTTGGTCGATTACTTCTCGTCCATCGACAAAATGGGTTGGCGCATCGTGCAAAATAAAAGACCCTGCCTCTCGAATCTGCGCTACCCGCGACAGGACCATCGACATAAGCGCCACCGGATCCTGTAAATCAGACGAGTCAGACACACCCGCGATCGCCTCAAAATGTGCATTTACGCGAAAGAATCGTTCTCTGGACTGCGACGCAACGAAGCGATAATAAGTGGGGACCCGCCGCTCAACTCGATACCCTCTCTCACTACGCAGGTCGATTAATGACCGCAGAATGCCTTCTAGTTCTGGCGTTATCGCTTCAACCTCACGCCCCTCATTTCGCAGGGCTGCCTGGGCCTGCCGGACCTTCTGTACGATCTCTTGCAGCGCAAAAAGCGACAAAATAGGTCCATCCTCCTGCTGTAGTTCGTTTCCCTGTAGATACGGCGTGTTCCGTGTTTGCTCCGCGGGTGTGGGCTCTCGATTTGGGAGATTCGCCATCCTAACTTTTAC